AAACATTAATATACTATTGTTCCCAAGTATCTAGTAAAGCAAACACAACTTCATCTAACTTATCAAGCTCTACTACAACTAATCCGTTAGAAGTTCCGTCAGGCATAGCAACAAACATAAATGGTCTTGTATCTCCAATCCTTGTATTAGCGTCAGATTGTTCTTTTGCTTTTTGATATTTAGTCCATAAGGTTTGTACTTGCTTACCTGCTTTAACTTCTACTCTAACTTCTCCAAGCCAAGATTCTTCATTACCCATTTGGCTTCTAAACTTTGTGTCAGGTATTCTAAGTTTCTTCCTTGCAAGGTTTTGTTTTCTTCTGCCCTTGTTCTTGTTAGTTAGCCCACGCTTTTGATTATCAGACCAACCTTCTCTTTTCTTTACTGTCTTTTGACCCATACCTTGCATACCTTCGTGTTTTCTCATCTTATATTCTGTAAAAGTTTCATCTTCTCGCCATTCAATCTTCTTCATTCAAAACTCCTTCTAATACATTAAGGCTTACTAAAAAACTATTTACTTGTTTTAGTTTATCAAATTCATAAGTCGGTACAAGCAAACAATGTGCAAACCATTTATCTCCTTGCTGATTTTCATTAATTACTTTTACTGTTTTATATTTACTGTCTCTTATCCAAGTTACAATGTATGGTTGTAATTTTTTAGGATTCCAATACCTTACAAAGTTAGTTGGATAACTCCAATACATCATAAAGTCTGCAAAGGTTTTCATCTGACAACCGATTTGTAAGTCTCCATTCTCTTGCTCAATCAGATATTCTAAAGCAATATTCTTAGTTTCTTCTATCTGTGTATCTGTTTTTACTTCTATGTAATTAGTTTTAAGGCTCTGATTGAAAACCATAAGGTCAGCACCTTGTAATTGTTCTTCAATTCTTGTAGCTCTTGCGTGATACTTATTACCATTTTCATCTTTTATAAAGTTGTAATGATTAAGTATTAGCTTCTCTCCGAGCTTCCCTACTCTGTCTTGCTCTGTAAAGTTGTATTTCTTTATCACTCAACTCCTCGTCTAAATCATCTAATAGTGGTATATCAAAAATCATAGTTCCAACAATGTTCTGAGCTATACCAATGTTTACCCTTGCCGTCATTATAAAAGAGCCAAGAAGCTATTTTTATATTTAGCAATGGGTCTTTTCTGTCTCCTTCAAAGTTCAGTTTTTCCTGTAACCAAGTCCAAGTTACATCATTAAACATAAACAAACCTTCGTCCATTGTCCCATTTGTATTGTGATTATGTACTGAAGGTCTGCCTGATGATTCACAATAAACAATAAGACTAGCTTGTAAAACATCTTCAGGCTTGAAGTGTGTTTGCAATATAGGAATCCATTGTTCTACAACTTGGACTTTTTTATATTGCTCCCTGCAATCTAAGTAAGTCTCCATATCACTTGCCATTGGTGGCAAAGTCAAGAGACACGCAATCACACCTTCAATAATTAATGAAGGCATATCTCTCCTTTATTAAGTTTTTATTTCTTCAAGTTTTGTTTGTATTAATTTAAAATCCAAACAATTTATGTCGTTGCAAAACAAAGCACCACGAATTGTGGTAAGATGTTTGCCACAGAACATACAACTTGTTCCTTTTACTTTATTCACAATAAGTATTATAAATCATAAATTGACGAATCTGTGATTTATAAATAAAAAAAAGACCTTAGATACTAGCAATAGCTTCTAGGGTCTTTTGTATTAAAAGGTAAAACTATGTCTTAAAACGGCTCTAAATGGCTAATTTACATAGAATATTGGATAATTCCACCAATAAGTATCACAATAAAGGTAGCAGTAGCCATAAGTTCTGACCTTGAAATCTTTGTATTTACCTTCTCGTGAAGCTCATCAATGCGTGAATTTATCTTATCTTGTCCTTCTAAAACAAGCATTAACATCTCTTTATTTGTCATTCCACTATCTGCCATTAGTTCTCCTTACAATGACTGCTTCCGTAATCACAGTTACATATCTGCACAAAAGAGCCGTCATCTTTTTTAGTTATCAAACACATTATTTTCTAAATCTAATTGTAATTAACCATATTGCCAAAGTAATTACAGTTGCATAAAAAGTTATCGTCCTAGACGCACCACTCAAAGTCAATATTGCAATAATCATTCCCACCAATGTCCAAGCAAGATTAAGAGTTTCTTTTACTGCTTCAATCAACCAAGACCACAATTCTTTTATCAATTAAATCTCCTTACTGCTAATGATAAAATTCTTACCATAATTGTTGGCACTATGACTTCCTGTGCCTTTTCCTTTTGCTGAGAACTCATATCATCAGTAATATTTGTTAAATTTATTGCGTCTAAATCAACATCAATAATAACACTAAAGTCTCCCTGAGCTAAAGACTCAAAAGTAATTTCTGTTGTAACATCTGCTAAGTTGTAATCTTCTATGTCAGAGTTCTCAACTGCTCTCTCTACATATTCTTCTACTGCTTTTGCTACTGTTTCATCAGTCTTTACTGCTTCTGCAATAACTTGTACATCTTCTGTTTCTGTAAATCCAAGAACTTCTGCCACGACTTCCTGTTGTTCTTCTGTAAGTTCGTCAGCTTTTTCTATTGATTGTTCTACAACTTGAGCTACAACTTCAAGTACATCTTCGCTAACTTCGTCAAGATTTTCCAATCCTGCGTCATTAACTTCTTCAATGATTGCAACAACTTGTTCTGTTTCAAGTTCTTCAACTTCAGTCTCTTGTATAGCTTCAATCTTTTCTTCAACTTCTTTAACTTCTACTTGTATTTCTTCTTCTGTTAATTCAACTTCTTCGACAATGACTTCATCTTCTTCTTGAATTTCTGTCTCTGACTCGGTGTCATCTGTAAATATTTCTTCGTCCAACTCATCTTCTAATTCTTCTTCTTCTATAACAATTATTATTTCTTCAGGTATATCTTCAATAGTAATTTCTTCAATATAAATATCTTCTATTTCTTCAATGTATTCCTGTACTTCAAGTATTGTTTCAACAAACTCTTTTGCTTCTTCTTCAGTATCAAACTCAAATATTTCCATTTCTTCTTCAAGTTCCAAGAGTTTATCATCAAACTCCATTTGTCGTTCAAGTTCTTCTTCAGTAAGCTCATCTTCCACAATGTCAAGTACATCAACATCATCAAAAAACTCGTCTCCGATTTCTTCCACATCTTGTTCTTCAATGTCATATAACTCTAAATCTCCCCTTGCAACCTGCTCGTCAGTTAATTCTACACCGTATAATTCATAATTCTTTTGTCGTTCATTATCTCTCTCTACCGTTCCGTCTTGTATCTCGTGTTCTTCATACTCAGCTTCTTCTCCATTATCTAAAATAACAACAAAAATCTCAGGCTCAGGTGGTGGTGGTGGCTCATAAACAACAGGTGGTGGTGGCAAAGTAGTAGTAGTAGTAGTAGTTGTTGTTGTAGTGGTCGTTGTTGTTGGCTCAATATATTTAAAACTTATGTTATCTACTAAAGTCCAATCATTAAGTGTCAAAGTAAACTTATCAATAAAAGTATCTAAGGTTTCTCTTATGTTGTAAACAACAACTTCATACATAGATTCAGCAGAAGTAAAAGTTTGAGCTTCTATTGTATCTGTTTGTGTAGTCTCGTCTGTATGCGTATAAGTTACTGTTGATTCATTGTTCAAAGCACCTATTGTAAAACCAACTTCATAAATATCTATTTCGAGTTCTTCTTCATCAATAGTTGTAGTTTCAGGTAAATCAAATTCATAATCAGCACCTTCTCCACCGTGTTGCCTAAATTCTAAATTTATACAATAGTCAGTACAACCATATTGTCCTGTCCAAGTATTATTTATGTCAATGTTATTTTGAACTTCGTTTCCTTGTATATCTAGTTCATCTTCAGGTATAACCATATCTGTACTCTGTTCCCAAGTCTCAGGCACAGTTGTAGTTGTTGTACTTGTAGTTGTTGTGCTAGTTGTAGATGTATTCTCAGGAATTGTTGTTGTAGTTGTAGTTGTTCCGTCAAAAGTCTCTACTTCTTCTACTTCTCCTTCAGGGATTGTGGTTGTAGTTGTAGTAGTTGTTGTAGTATCTTCTTCAGCTATGACAGGCAAAGGTACTGCTATAAAGCACAGAGAAGCTATACACAAAAACTTCTTTAGGTTAAGCACCTATTATTTTTCTTCAAATGTATATTTAGGTTTAGCTTGTAGTAGACCGTTTTGAATAACGCTAAGGAACGCAGTTAAAAAAGCTACCGACACTAATTCAAGTAGGTCAGCAGAAATTATCCCTGAATTCTGTGCGAGAAACAAAGAGATAGAACTTTGTAAACCTGTCTTAAAAGCCTTGTCTAAAATAAACTTCCAATAGTTTTTATCTTTCACTATTCTTCTTCCTTCTTAATTGGGTTGCTTATCAATACCTTACCATACATCTTGCATTTTTTTTGCACACACTTGAAACCTACTTTATAAAGTTTGGTTGGGTTGTGGCAAATATGACACTTTAATTTCAAACTAACCTTTATTTAGGTAATATTTCTGCCTTCTAGTTTAGCTTCTAAGATTTTCAGATTACCATTTATCTCTGAAATTTTTTCATATATGTCATTTGCTCCAATCATATTCTGTGGAGACTTGTTAGATAATTTAGTTACAGATTCTTCTACTATCTCATTTAGATTAATTTTTGATATTGTAACCGTAACTTTTTCTCCATTAACCATTGGGACTGCAATCTTGTCATACATTTTTTTATAAGCATTTCTACTTGAGCCTATAAATCCGTCTTTACTTACATCTAAATCTTGTTGTGTGTCTCCAACTAAGACGCAACCTGCCGAATTTTCGTCTGTATTCCCACTATGAAAAAGCACCCATTTAAAGTTCGGTATATTTTTTATTTCGAGCATACCGTAGTGTGCGTTCTTGTATCTTGCAGAATATCGTTGGTGAAATCCACCTTCTTTTCTAAATTCAACAGGATAAGTTCCTTCAGGTATAGCAGTCTCTCCATATACCTTTACATCTCTCATTTCATCTTCTAAAGTATAGCACTCAAACACACCGTCAATAAAAAGCATTCCGTTTGTAGCGTCTTTGCCAAACTGTGTTCTTACAACATCAAGTTTCATTATTCAGGTTTTGGATTATCGTCTTTGACTTTTTTAATAGCTTTGTACCATTCGCCTGTTTTATCTAGTTTACCTGCGTCTATGTCCCAATAGAGTTGGTCTAGTTGGTCTCCAATAGCACCATAGGATTCTTGCCTAGCTTGTATATATCCAAACTGTTGTTCTTCCCATTTAAAGTTACCTAAGTCAATCTTAGCTTGAGCATAGTCTGATTCCTCAAACTCCATTCGCTCATTATTAACTTGTTTGTACAAAGGCTTTGCAGATTCTATCTCTGCGTCTGCTTCTGTTTGTAACTGTTCTTTTGTCTTTGCCATAATTACCTCTCCTTATCTTACTATATTATTTAACAAGTCCATACAATTTAAATGTTCCACCTGCAATATTATCTGTATTTGAAAACAGTGATACCCCGTCACAAGTTTGTGCAACTGTATGTACTGCTCCACCCTGTGAGCCATTTAATGTAACAGTTCCCCTGTCATCAAAATTTGAACTTTCCTTTGTTATAAATGAAAATTCGCTTGAATTATTAAAATTAAAACAATATAAAATACCATTTGCTTGACTGCCTGTAACTGTACCGTCTAATGATGTATTTGCTATATCCCAAGATGTTTCATTGGTTGCACTATTTTCATCAAAAGTATCATTAGCTTTTATACCTAAACTTGCTCTATCATAATTAGAAGTTGTATCAGCAGTACCAGAAACAGTTACCCTAGCTCTAAATCCTGTGTTAGAACTTGTTGTAAATGTAACATTATTAAATACAACTTTGTAAACATTAAAGGTACTATCAATACCAACCAAAGATACAGTTGCAGTTGATGTACTTATTGTTGTTTCTTGAATTAAAACTAAACTACCTGCCATTATTTAACACCAAACACATTAACTTTTATTGAATTTATTGAGCC